GATGCCAACAACATCGTCTATCGGTCGTCATGGGAATTGCGTGTGATGAAATATTTAGATGACCATCCAAGTGTTCTGTGGTGGGTCTCCGAAGAGCTGCCAATTCCATATCGGTCACCAATAGACCAAAAGGTACATCGTTATTTTCCTGACTTCATTGTTCGCCTAAAACAGGCAGACAATAAAGAAATTACTGTGGTTCTAGAGGTGAAACCATACAAACAAACTCAGAAACCAACACAGAAACGCCAAACAAAAAGGTTCATCCAAGAAGCCATGACCTATGCCGTTAACCAAGAAAAATGGCGGGCAGCCGACCTATTCTGTAAAGAACATGGATGGCAGTTTAAAATAATTACTGAAAAAGAACTTGGACTTTGAGATAAATACAAGATGGCGTATTTACTAGACAGAATTAAAGAATCGTTGGCTAAAGAGGGTTACACTCCTAGGTCATCGGCCGCACGCCAATGGTTGAAAGCAAAGGTCGGTGAATTAAGACCTACTCCTGCGGCTTTAATGCGAGATAGAGAACGCCTAAAAGACAAATCTATTATAGGTAAGATGTATTTCTTTTTTTATGATCCAAAAACTAAGGATTCGTTGCCATATTACGACAGGTTCCCATTGGTTATACCAATTGAACGATACTCAGACGGTTTCTTAGGGTTGAACTTGCATTACATTCACCCAAAGCAACGAATTATCCTTTTAGATAAACTAAGTGATACAGCTACTAATAAACGATTTGACGAAAAAACAAAATTGCGTTTGAGTTATCAATACTTGGCTTCGGCCTCCACAGCGTTTCAAGCTATGCCATGCATCAAGAGGTATTTGTTTAGTCATCTCACCTCACGATTTTTAGAGATACCTGCTGATGAGTGGGACATAGCGGCTCTTTTGCCGGTTGAACAATTTGAAAAAGCAAGCAAAAGTAAAGTTTACGCAGAATCACGAAAGAAATTTTAAATGTCATTTTCACCAAATTTATTTTTAGCAAACATCCGAGGAAAAGACGGACTGGCAAAGCCATCTCGTTTTGAGGTAATATTGCCTATTCCTCCATACATTAGCCAGTTTGTGGGTAATTCAATCATTGAAAAGATATTGAACTTTCCAAACTCTGTATTCTCAGATGTCACCAGTGCGATTGGAAGCGTTTTTGGACGACAAGGAGAACAAGATGAACAAGCACGCTCATCTAACCCTTCAGTTACTCGTTATCTTGCTCTCCAATGTGAATCGGCAGAATTGCCTGGAAAAACACTTCAAACTGCCGATGTAAAAATATACGGACCAACTTTTAAAGTGCCGTATCAAACACAATATACCGATACCACTTTGACTTTTTTATGTACCAACGACTTCTTTGAGCGTAAGCTTTTTGACCGTTGGATGGAAGCAATTCATCCATCCGATACAAACAATTTGAGATTTCCAAAAAGTCAAACATCACGCTACATGATTAATATTCAAATTATACAGTATGATGAGTTTATTAAAAAGATTTATGTAGTTGAACTAATTGATGCTTTTCCAATTGGAATAGCACCGCAAACATTGAGTTGGAGTGAAGATGGTTTTCATCGGCTTTCAATTCAGTTTGCATATCAAAAGTATCGTCCAGTTTATCAAGGAGGATACGATTTAGCTGCGGCAGGTACAGCGTTACTTGGCTCTGCAGCTTCAAGATTGTTGCCTTTTGGAAAAGCAACAACAAAATTACCATTTGGGTTTTGAATTTAATTACTAAAGCGAGGTTACTATGTTACCAAAATTAGATGTTCCTATCCATGAATTAAAACTGGTGTCCACTGGCAAAACAATTCGTTTTCGGCCATTTCTTGTCAAAGAACAAAAATTATTTTTAATGGCTTCAGAATCAGATGAGCCAAAAGAGGTTGTAAATGTAATCCGTCAGGTGTTAAAGAATTGTGTGCTTGATGAAATTGACATTGACCAATTGCCTACTTTTGATTTAGAGTATTTGTTTTTAAACTTGCGGGCTCGTTCGGTAGAAGAAGTTGTTGAGTTGCGTTATAAGTGTAACAATACATTTAAAACAGAAGCTGGCGAAGATAAAAAATGTGATGGCAAAGTAGATTTTAAAATAAATCTTTTAGAACTAGAGCCAAAAAAAGAAGAAACCCACATTAATAAAATTCAAATTACTGAAAATCTTGGAGTTTGTTTAAAATATCCTACTTTTGACATGATTCAACGATATGAAAATCTTGATGAAAATGAAGTAATGTCTAAGGTGCTGGCCGATTGTATTGACTATGTTTACGATAAAGAGCAACTATATTATGCCAAAGATTCTACACGAGAAGAACTAGAAGAATTTATTGATAGCATGCAACAAAAAGATTTAGAAAAGATTAAGCAATTCTTTGATACAATGCCTGAAATTAAAAAGGATGTTCATTTCAAATGTCCAAAATGTGAATATGAAGAAGATATTACCATAAAGGGCATGCAAAGTTTTTTCGTCTAATATTTCGTTATGATACATTGAGAAACTATTATGAAACAAATTTTGCTTTAATGCAACATCACAAATATAGTTTGTCAGAATTGGAAAACATGATGCCGTGGGAAAGAAGCATTTATGTTAGTTTGTTAATTAAATACTTACAAGAAGAAAAAGAACGGATAGAGTTACAGAAACAAAGCAAAAAACGATAATGGCAAAAAAAATAAACGAGTTCTCTATTCTTCAACCTTTAGCTAAAGAACTAGGCTATAAAAATGCTGACGAACTAAAAGAAGCTTTAGGTAAAGAAGAAGTTGGCCGTGGCACCAGAGGAGCAATGGGTAACATTGGTGGTGCCGGCGGTGCGGGAACTGGTTTTCTTGGAGGCCGTGAAGTTGGCTCTGGCTTTGGTGTTGGAATTAAAAAACGCTTAGCTGGAGGCCAAGGTTTAGGCCAATCTGTGGCTGGTGGTTTTAAAGATTTCAAAGAAACACTCTCTCTTGGAAATATTAAAAAAAGAGCATTAGAAAAAACATTTGGTGGTCCAGGCTTTATTTCTGCTTTTGCTCGTGGAAAATTAAAGAAAAAATACGCTGGTGAAAAATCTCCAACAAAAGAAGGAGATGAAGGAGAACAAAAAGGTGAAGAAAAAGGAGGCGGTGGCGGTGATGCTTCTTCTTATCTTGGAATTTTAGCAAAGAGCGCTTTAGTTTTGCCTGGCATGGCAAGAGATACAAATGTTCTTCGCCAAAATTTACAAAAGCTTGTTAAAATATTTGCAGGTCCGCAAGAAAAAGGAAAAAAAGCATACGCAACAAAATCTGATTTTAAACCTTCACCTCTAGGAGATTCTTCAACAGGTCAAGTATTAAATGACTCTGAAAAAGAAAGAAGTAAAGATATAGATTTTTTTGCGGCCGAAGATAAAAAAGAAGCTGATTTAGAAGCGTCAAAACAAAAAAAAGAAGCTCCCGCTGCGGCCGCACCAACAGCAGAAAAAAAAGATGAAGATGGTGGTGGTTTACTAGGCACGATTATTGATTTAATTAAAAATGGATTGATGAAAGGCCTTAAAATGCTTTTCAATCCAAAAGTTTTAATGAAAGCTTTAGGTAAAGTTTTTGTCATTGGTGCAATTATAGGTTCTTTGTTTTCTGGTATTGTAGATGGATTTAAAAAGTATCAAGAAACAGGAAGTTTATTTGATGCTTATAAGGCTTTCTTAGGTGGTATTCTTAATTTTTTAACTTTTGGTTTACTTGGTGAAGAAGAAGTTAATTCATTTTTTGATGCAATAGGAAATTTCTTAGAACCTCTTATTGATGGTATTAAAGGAATCTATTATACTGTAAAAGATTGGATAGTTAATAATGTTGGTATTCCAAAACTTGGAACATTTTTTGGTAAAGATATAGGGCCTTATTATCCATTTAAATCAAATACAACAAGTGAAGAACCTGAATTCTCAAAGCGGCCAATAAAAGCAAAAGAAGATAAAGATTTACAAAAATCTGGAGCTAAAGCACCATCTGGTTCAAGTATGCCTGGTGGAGAAGAAAGTAGTTCTCCAACTCCAGATATTGGTAATCAACCAAAAGCTTTAATGACTGCTAATGGTGAACAAATAAAATTACCTTCAGGTGCTTTATTTGATAATGAAAGCAATTCTTTAATCTATAAAGGTGTTTCAATTCCTGCTTCTAAAATTGGAAGTCAAGATGAAATGGATAAAATTGTTCAAGCAATTGACAATAAATCGGTAGTTGAATACCAAGGAAAAGATGTTAGCGGAGCTCCAGTAACAAAAACAATCAACGGTGCAACAGGAGAGATAGGTGTAACACCGCCAAAACAACCAACTCCTGTTGCTCCGCCTGCATCCGCTCCAGCTGGTGGCGGTAGTGGCGGCACTGGAGGCGGAGAGGTTTCTGCTTCTTCTGCCGGCGGAGAACAAGCATCATCACCATCTGAATTAGCAGCAACTCCACCAGAATCTGGATCTGAATTATCGGACGCTTCTGCTGAAATTGCAGAAGCTCAAAGAATGGAA